TTTAATGAAATTTTTCAAGGCATCCCAAAACATTCCAAATTCAACAAAATAGCCTAGGGTTTCATCTAAATCAAATACTACTATTTTGGATGTACAATACATATATTATCATGTTATTATAATACTAACAAATATTTTATAATATATGTATAATTTATAGATATATGTCAGCTGAATTAAAAAATAAAGATTATATAAACATATTAAAATTTTATAAAATGAATATACCTAAATCCAAACGTCTCTTAAAACAACAAGCTGAAAATATTTTAAATGATAAATTATGTAGATGTATTAAAAAATTAGAACCAGATAATGAAGAAAAATCAATTGCGATATGTACTAAAAGCATTTTTAGCAATAAAAAATTAAAACGTGGTAAATTTAATTGTAAAGGGAAACGAAGCATAAAAATTCAGAAAATAGTAGGAAGTAAAACACGAAAAAATAAATAAATTATGACGGAAGTGTTGATATCTGTTTGTTTTTATGATATTCTATTAGTTTATTTCTAATAATATATATTGCTGAAATAGTCAATAATGAAATTTCAGTTGAAGAACGAATAATCATGGGCAAATCTTTATTATTTACACTATAATATATCCACATACTAGATGAGCTAATACTTAACATACAAAATATTAAAGATAATGAATTTGTGCTTTTATTTTTATATAAAAGAAACATAAAAATTACTCTTCCTATGACTGATAATGATGTTGCTGTATACGGCAAATAGTTTAAATTATTATTCATTATATTATTGTAAATGTAAAACATATTAAATTATCTTTAAATACTTTTTGGATATATTATATTTGCCTTATTCAATCAAAATATAATATTTAAATAGCTCCTTTTAAAAAAAATCTGGTATCATTTCTAAATTGTCCATATTGTATGTCAAAAATAGATTTATACGATGCTTGTAATGTTTCATGACGTCTATACCAAGCTAATGTACGTCTACTTGATCCTGCTCCAGCACTTGCTCCATCCGAAAGTATGGAAGTAAATGTTCTTGTTCCTGATGTAGCCGATAAACGTGGTGTTCTTATATTTCCAGTAGTTCCTCCTCCCATTTTATATTTTAACGCAATATTAAAATTAATTATTAATTATTAATTATTAATTATTAATTATTAATTATTAATTATTAATTATTATTAAATCATTTCCTAAAGATTATTCATCTGATTCACTTGATTCATCTGATTCATTATCATCTGATTCATCTGATTCATTATCATCTGATTCACTTGATACTTCTTTTGTTTTATCTAAATGATCTAAAGCACTCAAAATAATCATTTCCTGAGAAGATAATTTTTGGAATATTAAACATTCATCCATTTTAAATCTATAATGACGATGCATAAAATTTTTACAAACTATATAAACTCCATCATCTTTTATTAATATGTCACATATTATACCACATTGATTTAATGGCAAATTATCTGGATCTGTTATTGGTATCCACCTAATAAATCCACCATATTTTAAATCATTTAGTTCATCTACATATTTATATCCTTTAAGTTTCTTAAAATAATTTATAAATGTTTCTTTATCTAAATGTAATTCTTTTAAAATATTAAAAATGGTTTCTTCTAGTTTTACTGTGGTTAAATTTATTATACTTTCATTTTTTTCATTATCTAACGCAGTCATTAATTTATCTACATCTATGTTTAAATTTGTCATCTTTTATTAATTATAAATAATATATTAAATATATTTATTATATTATTTATAATTAATATGAAAAATAATACACTAACAAAAATAAATATTTGTTTTTGGAAAAATATTAATTATTATTTTTGTTGTTTCAAAAAATCTGATGATGTAATCAAAATACATCTAAATGATTATGAAAAAGATGTTAATGAAATATACTTAGATGAATTAGAAAAAGATTACTTGTTAGGTATTCGCCCTATTACAATGAATAAAAGATAATATTTAAAATTAATATTTACCAACCAAAGGCACTTCCAAATCCTCCTCCTAGAGCATCATTGGCTGCCATAGGTCCAAATGATTCCATGCCTGGTGTCGCCGCTCCTACTAAAGGAGTTGAATCTTGTTGGTACATATTGTTATAATCTGGTAACTGTTGAGTAGATTGCTGTTGTTGAGGCAACGAACTTATTGAAGTTGAACCCATGGATTGCGCAGAAGAATTTTGAGAAATTGGTTGACTTACTTTTACATTTCCTTTACCCTTCTTTTTATCTTTTGGACCTTCCCATACTTCTACAATGCGATCAAAAAGAATACTTACCTTTTCACCTAACTTAGTTTGTAAACTTAAAAGAGTAACTAACATTGCTAAAATACTGCTTGTAACCGAATATTCAGCATATTTTTCACCACTATATGTAGGAACAAATGTTATTATTCTATATATTATTAACATTCCTAAAAACATCCCAATTAGTTGTCCCATAATTTCAGCTAGAATCTCAAAATTTCCCTTTTCATCATCTGCCTCTGGTACATATTTCTGCATTGTTTTATTTAATATTATTACCGGGATTAATGCTATAACCGCAAATTGAACTATATTCATCATTTCTGATTTGGATTCATCATTGAAATTGAATACATGTTTAAAAAATCCAGGTTTTCCATTCGTTGCTTTTGATAATTCATCTAAACTTTCCATATTCCTATATAGGTTATAATAAGAAATTATAATAAGAAATAATAATATTAAAAATATTAAAATATATTAAAAGTTAAAGACTACTCTAAATATTATTAATATCAATGGAAAATATTAATATTATACCTGGCGATTTATTTAATTCAGTTTCTGTTTCTAACAAAGTTTCTGACAATATTTTTGCGAATATATCTGTTTCAAATTCAGAAGAATATCAATATCTTAATTTAATTCAAAATATTTTAGATAATGGTACTTGGGAAACTGGCCGTAATGGCAGAACAAAAAGCATATTTGGTCACAGCATGCGCTTTTCTTTGGCTAATGGTAAAATTCCTATTTTGACAACTAAAAAGACCGCTTGGAAAACTTGTCTAAAAGAGCTTCTATGGTTTATTCGTGGTGAAACTGATAATAAGTTATTACAAGAACAAAACGTTCATATTTGGGACGGTAATTCGTCTCGGGAATTTTTGGATTCAAGAGGATTGACATCTACTAAAGAGGGACTTATTGGAGCAGGGTATGGCTTCCAATGGCGCAATTTTAACGCACCTTACGATAATCAGTCAGGTAAAGCTTTAGGAAAAGGTGTAGACCAGCTACAGCAAATTATTGATCAATTAAAAGATCCAGCGCAACGTGCTAGTCGTCGCTTGATTATGACTGCTTGGAACCCGTGTCAACTTGACGAAATGGCGCTTCCACCGTGTCATATTATGTGCCAATTTAATGTACACGATGGAAACAAACTAAGCTGCTGTATGATGCAGCGCAGCAATGATGAAGCTTGTGGGACAAGCTTTAATATCGCATCATATTCATTTTTAACCCATCTTTTGGCTAAGCACTGTGGATTAGAAGCATATGAATTTGTATATTTTAAAGGCAATTGTCATATTTATGAAGAGCATATAGAAGGCATGAAGTTGCAGATTGAACGAAAACCATTTCCATTCCCAACCGTTTCAATAAAAGAGGTCAGAGAAAATATTAATGATTATCATGTAGATGATTTTGTTGTATCTGGATATCGGCATCATGAACCGATAAAGTTTCAAATGGTTGCTTAAAAGAAATTTCTAAGATTTTTCCTAAATATTTGGGGTTTTTTCTTAATATATATATTTAGAAAATAATATTTACAATTTAATTCATTCTTTAAAAAGGTTTTATTATTTTAGCGCGTAAAGAATTTAGAAACAATATAACAAAGAATACTATAAATTATGAGCGCAAATCGTTCTGTACAAGCAGCCCAAAGAAGACGAGCCGGTCCTCCTGAAACAGCGCCTCCCGGTCGTGGTCCTCAACCTTCTATTAATTCGTCGCAAATGTTTGCCGCTGGTGCGCAACAGCGCATGGGTCCTGGTTCGGGACAAGTCAGTGGTCGTTTAGCCGGCCAACAAGCCGCTTTATCTCAAAAGCAAATGATGGAGCAACAAAAAGCACAACTTTCTAGTAATTCATCAGAAGCTCTTGGAAGTATTAATAAAATGACTATTGCTCAAGCTATTACATTGATTACTTTGCGTTTAGGTAAAGTTGAAACTCAATTGATTAATGGACCAACATCATCTGGTTTAGAAGACGATAATCATGTTTTAGTTGATAAAACATTAATTCATTCACTTATTAGCAGAATTGATGCTCTAGAGAAACAACCTGCTACTGCTGCTTCTGCTAATTCTAATCAAGATATTATGCTTTTGAAACAACAATTTGAAACTATTAAACCTATTGTCATTCAATCCAAAAATTCGTTACCAGCTCTTAAACAACAAGTGGATGCTTTGAAAACTGATTTGAATGAAACCAAAGAGCTTCTTACCGCTTTACAAAATTTGACCATGGATAATAGTAATAAAATTTTGGCATTCAATAGTGTTTTTAATAATGATAGCACATTTTTAGATGATAATTTGGAAAATGATGTAGAACAAGATTTTCAACAAGAGGTTGATACTGTAGAAAATGATACATCTTTAGACCCTGATCTAAATAGCAATGAAATTATGGGTACCAATTTAAAAGATTTAATTGAACAAGAATTCAATGCTACATTATAAATTATTTATAATATATTATTAAAGATATTAATTAAAGATATTTATATATTTATTAATTATGCTTGAAAATATAGACATTCAATATTCTAATGCCGAATTATTCGGTCAAACTCATATAAAATCAACAAAAATTATGGAAAAAATTAGGCAAGGTAAAGTTGAAGAAATATTAAATGGAATTGGACATATCAAAGATAGAGGCGTTGTTATTGATATTAAATATATAAAACATTTTGCTAATCAATATACTTATGATATTATTACTTCTCATTTTGATAATATATTTTCTAATCTATTGAAATTTCATGATACATATAATATATACGTTAATTTTCAATCATTTTCTTTAACTGATATTGAAAAACATTATACTTTTTGTAAAAATTTTACTTTATATTTTTCTCAGAAATATCCCGATAAATTATACAAATGTTATATTTATAATGCCTCGTTTGTTTTTGAATCCTTGTTAAAAATTATTAGTACGTTTATTGATAAAGATACTTTAGCCAAGGTTTTGTTAGTTAGAGAATAGAATTTCTATTTTATAAATAATATTTTATTTTAAAATAATATATATATATATATATTTAATGGCTACTCCTGAATATTTAAATAATTTACAAAGAGGGGATGTATTAGAGAAAATTGGTTTAGTGAACGGACAGTTAATACCATACTGGATTGTTACTGCTTTTGATAGAGATAATAATGATAATATAACTTATGTACATCTGAAAAAATATGATATTAATAATAGAATTGTCAGCCCTATAAATATAGCTAAACCTGTAGCAGAATTAGCTAGGCAATTCACTTTTCTTCGTCACGATGATATTCCTGCTGGTGGTAGAAGAAAACGACGTTCTAAAAGAGTTAGAAGAAGAAAATCTAGAAAATCTAGAAGAGTTAGAAGACATTAATTAATTATTTATTATTATAATATATTAAACCTAACAAACCATGTTAATATATTAAATGCGTTTAACTATTGAAAATAAATCTAAAATGGAAATGTTTGTCGCCTTATTTCAGCTTCTCAAAAATTGGGGCTCTTGTTTAAACCTACATTTTGAAAAAACACGTTTATACATTCAATCCATGGATAAATCCCATATTTGTCTTTCCAGCATCCATATTTCTTCCAATTGGTTTTCCCATTATGAAATTGATAATCCAGCTAACATTTCTCTTGATTCAACCAATTTTGCGATTATGATGAATTACACTCTTAAGCATAGCAAAATGGAAATCAAATTTGAAGATGAGTCGGATCCGGATACTATATTTATTAATTTATCTAGTAGTAACGGTAATAGTAATAATATTTGTACTAATAGTTCCGATATGTTAGTTGAACCGAAAAAAAAGGGTAAGGTAACCAAAGTTAAAGAAGATCATAATAAGTTTGATCATTTTTTTGAATTAGGCTTAATTGAAGTGGAGCAAGACACTTTAAATATTCCTGAAGTAGAATACGATGTTGATTTTACCATGAAATCAGACAATTTTAGCGAGCTTATCAGTGAGCTGATGGTTTTTGGATCAAATCTAAATATTCTTTGTAACGAAGACAATCTGGAATTTAACGCATCTGGCGATGCCGGCAAACTGAAAGTAAATATTCCAATTGACGATTTAAATGAATATGCGATTGCTGAAGGCGACTCATTGGACATTTCTTATAGCTTAACACATCTTGGAAAAATGTGCTTGTCTACTAAACTTGGTCAATATGTTAGTTTATCTATTAGTACAGAGTATCCAATGGCGATTAAATATGATTTAGGAGATAATAGCAGTGTTGCTTTTTATATCGCGCCTAAAATCTCTGATTAGTTAATTTTCTTTTTCTGATTTTTCTGGATTTTTTTCCACCTGATATTGTACAACTACTGAAAAATCCTTGATCTCCTTTTCCTTCTCCTTCTCCTTCTACTTCTTGGCGTAATTTTTCGGCACATAAACGTGCTTCCTTCTTTTTAAGATTTTTATAATTTGGATCCAAAAATTTAGGATTATGTTTAACATTTTTACTACGCATAGTACATTGATCTATTTTATTTTTCAGGGTTTCTATGCGAGCTCCTTGATTTGGATCATTAGGATTTAAACTTCTTAATTCTTTTTCAAATACTTCTTGTAATTTATAACATATATCTCTTTTTGGCAGAAGGGTTTTCTTCTCATTTTCTTTCTTTAAACTTTGTCGATTTGTTTTCTCTAAACTGTATATTTTTTCACGTTCTTCTGAAGTTAAAAATTTTACAGGTCCTGGTCGTGTAAATCCAGTTACAGAAGGATTAAATGAAACTATATTTTTATTTACTGGAATTCTTTGGTTTTTACTTAAAAAGCGACTATTTGTTTTAAAAATTGATTTTGGATTTTCATTTTTTGTAGGTAAACCTCCACGTTTTCGTGTTTTCATATTATTTATAATATATGTAAATAAATTATTTAACATTCGTTTTTCATAACAAATTATATTATTATTTCTATTTAACAATGTTAGACATAATAACCGGATTTTTCATTTTTTGCGTAATATTATTTTTATATTTACACATTCAATTCCATTTAAAAACAGGAGATGATCTTGAAATATACGAAATTGAACAAGCTTCTAAAGATAGAATGGAAGAAATATGCGACTTAAGGCAACCTGTTTTATTTGATTGCGACGAAGATATCAATAAAATTATTCAAACAACTAACAAATCCGCTTTGCTTGATAATTATCCTGTATTTGAAATCAAAATTCGTGACCATGCTAAACCTGATATTCCTTTGAGTTCTACTGAAGATTTATATGTTCCTTTACCACTCCATATTGCTTGTAAATTGTTTCAAGAAGACACTAATGCCAAATATTTTACTGAAAATAATCAGGATTTTCTTACTGAAACTGGCGTCATTAAAAATATGACATATAATGATGAATTTCTTAGACCACGCCTTGTTTCAAATTGTAATTATGATATTATGTTTGGTTCAACAAATGTAGAAACACCATTTAGATATGAAATGAATTATAGAAATTATTTTATTGTTACGGAGGGGTCTTTGTTAGTTAAAATGGCACCTCCAAAAAGTGCCAAATATTTGTACCCCATTAATGATTACGAAAACTTTGAATTTAGATCTCAAATTGATCCATGGAATCCGCAACAAAGATTTAAAGCGGACTTTGATAAAATCAAATGTTTAGAAATTATTTTAACTCCTGGCAAATTCTTGTTTATTCCTGCTTACTGGTGGTACACATTTAAATTTAATGAAAATACCAGTGTTAGTTGTTTTAGATACCGAACATACATGAATAATGTAGCGATCAGTCCTAGCATCGCCATGTATGCTTTACAAAATCAAAATGTGGATCGCAAAATTGTCAAAAAGATTGAAATAAATAACAAAAATATAGTTGTTACAGATACAACTAACATATCTGATATATTAGAAACAAATGTTACAGATACAACTAACATATCTGATACAGTTGTTACTGAATTAGATGTTAATTTAGAAACAAATATCGCTGAATTAGCCGCGATTTAATAGTCGCCTACATGGCGTGTAGGGCTCAAATATCAGCTATTTTACTTCATGTAGGGCGTATGTAGGGCGTATGTAGGGCGTATGTAGGGCGTGTGTAGGGCTCAAATATCAGCTATTTTACTTCATGTAGGGCGTATGTAGGGCGCATAATATTTGTTAGTTGAAAACAAGTTAAAGCTTATTTACTATATTATTTATATAAACATTTATTTTATGACACCACTTAAAATCACTATTGATAACCGCAATTATTCTAATTGGTCTATTTTTAATGCCACCACTTTAGAACCCATCTCTGTTAATATTGAATCTAATCCTATTCAACATAAACTTTTTTCGGGTGATGTTTTCACTATTAACGATAATTTTAAAGTTGATATTGTTCATTCTTCTGTTAGGTCTGTTGATAATATCCCCGCTGTCCTTATTCTTTCTAATAATAAAACATATGGTAGAACTAACAAGGGCAAATTACTATACAAATGTGTTCCTGATGATGTACGTTTACCCACCTTTTTAGTTCCATATGAAATCAAACATATCGGCTTTTCTAAAGTTTTTGTCAATCTATATGTTACCATGAAATTTACCGAATGGTCTGATAAATACCCTCATGCTATCCTATCTCAATCAATTGGACCCATTGACATCCTTGATAATTTTTACGAATACCAACTTTACTGTAAAAGTCTCAACACTTCTATTCAAAAATTTACCAAAGATACATCCAAGGTTATCCCTTTTAGAGCCGGCAAATCTAAAGATCACGATGACTTCATTGAAAGCATTTCTACTAATTTACACAGTTCCATCGATAATCGCACTTTGTGGCAAACCTTTTCCATTGACCCTTTAAATAGCAGCGATTTTGACGACGCATTCAGTATCAAATTATTAGATGATAATACATTGTTACTTAGCATTTATATCGCTAACGTAACCGTACTAATGGATTCGCTAAATCTTTGGTCCAGCTTCTCTGAACGCATCTCTACCATCTATTTGCCAGATAAAAAACGACCCATGTTGCCTACTATCTTATCTGATTGCCTTTGCTCATTACAAGCACACACTGTTAGAGTCGCATTTGTTTTGGATCTGGTTATTGATAGGAATACAAATGATATCATTTCTACCAAGTATTCCAATTGTATTATTCGCGTGGACAAAAATTTTGTTTATGAAGAACCTTCTTTGTTAGTTTATCCTTCTTATTTACTCCTTTTTGATACCGTAAAAAAGATAAATAAAAAATATAAATATATTAATAATATCAAAAATAGTCACGAAGCCGTCTGCTATTTAATGATCCTTATGAACTATTTTTCCGCGAAAGAACTACTTAAAGAAAAGGTCGGCATTTTTCGCTCCACTGTTGTTAAACCTTTGAAACATAATGAAATCATTTTGCCTGATTCGGTACCTGAAGAAGTTGCTAAATTCGTTAAAATTTGGAATAGCTCTTGCGGCCAATATATTGATGTTAGTTCTATTGAAGATCCCGATAAAATAGATGAAATAATAAAACATGATCTACTTGATATGGATGCGTATGTTCATATTACATCTCCTATTCGCCGTCTTGTTGACTTACTTAACATGATTAAATTTCAAGAAGTTTTTGGTCTAATCAAATTATCTCAAAATGCTAACCATTTTTATTTAAAATGGATTAACCAAATTGATTACATCAATGTTACAATGCGCGCTATTAAGAAGGTTCAAAATGATTGCTCTTTGTTAGATACATGCTTTAATAATTTTGGGAATTTAGATACAATATATGATGGGTACTGCTTTGATAAACTTGTTAGAAGTGATGGACTATATCAATTTGTTGTTTATTTACCCGAACTTAAATTGACGTCTAGAATTACTGTTAGAGAAAATATGGAAAACTATGAATTGCAACAATACAAGCTCTTCATTTTTAATAATGAAGAAAAATTTAAGAAAAAAATACGTTTACAATTAATCATTTAAAGACTTCTTTTCATTATATTATAATGGAGGAACCTAATTGTAAAATATGTAGATGTGTTGATGGACAATGTTTTAATAAAAAAGAAGCTGATTTAGAGACACAATCTTTAGATATGAATATTTTAGTAAATGAGCCTTTAAATGTAGAATATTTTGATGTTGATATTCCTATTTTTGATCCTAAAAATAATTTGAATATGGAACAAGAACTTCAACCTTTAAAAGAAGAACCCATTGTTGATTTAGATTTAGAAAAAGTAATGTCTGATATTGAAAATACAGCTAACTTTAATTCTGCTGAAGAGGGCCTTCATGCTTTAAATAATCCTGATACTATATTTACACGCCTACAGACAGCTTTTGATACATTTAAGGAACTAGTTGGGCGGCAAATGACTTACAGCGAAATGCGAGAAATGATGGGTTAAGGTTCCGACAAGGAACGGATACTAAGTGAAACGACAAGGAACGGATAAGGAACGGATAAGGAACGGATAAGGTTCTGACAAGGAATCAATATTTTTATATAATATATTTTATTTTTATATTATATGAGATATAGTAAACGAAGAGTTAAAACTTGTAAGAAACGAAAACATGCCAAAACTTGTAAATGTTATAGATGTCGTAATGCTACAAAACGAAGAGTTAAAACTTATAAACGTCGTCATTCCATGAAAGGAGGCTGAGGCGGGGCTACTATAATGGATACTGTATTAAAACCATTTAAAAAAGATGAAGATAATTCTTCAATGTACGGCGGCTGAGGTGAACTACCTATGGCATAATTAATTAATCAATAATATTCTTGGATGACGCTTTTAGCTGAAATAGAATAATTTAATATTTAATAATTATTTATTATAATACTTATTAAATGCTTTATCTTTATTTTTTTAAAAAATCATTTATCGTATCATCCTCTATAGTTATAAACTTAATATCATTCATCATTTGTTGATATATCTTATCCAGCTTTGGAATTGGAATTGGATTTCCTATTTGTTTTCCTTGTTTCCAATTGACTTCACTTCTCGTTCCATTTTGATATGTCATAATTCCTCTACCATTTGGTACTCCATTTACAAAATTTCCTTCATATATGTCTCCATTAGGAAAAGTCATTATTCCTCTACCATGTTTTTTTCCATTTACAAAATTTCCTTCATATTTATTTCCACTAGAAAAAGTCATTGTTCCACGACCATGTTTTTTTCCATTTACAAAATTTCCCTCATATCTGGAACCATTAAAATATATCATTTTACCTTGTCCATTTGGTGTTCCATTTACAAAAATTCCTTCATATTTATTTCCACTTGGAAATATCATTGTTCCACGACCATGTGGAACTCCATTTTTTAAATCACCATCATATCTATTTCCATTTGAAAAGTTTACTATTTCACCACCTTTATATACCTTATACTTCCTAAGTTTTAAACTTTTTTTTATTCTTAGCCTTCTACGGTTTTTACCCTTTCTGATAGTCCTACTTTTCATTTATATATTATAAAAATATTATATAAATTAAGTATTCTTATCAATTATTACCTCTTTTGCTATATTCTTTACAATTTTATCCATGTTTTTACTCTGTTCTTCATCTGTTGAACCATTCATCACATTATACAACATCTTTAAGTATTTGTCATTGTTTCTTGAATCCGGATCATTGTAATCTGGATGCTTCTTTTGCCATTCAAATATTTGTTGTATATTTTTCTTTCCCACTGTTTTTATTGCCTTTGTTAGATGTGTCTTGGTTTGATCCTCTTTTATCCATTCATTTTGATCTTTGATATACAGCGTCTCTCTTTTGGCATCACTACAATGTATCGGTCTCATCGTTACATCCAATTTATTTAATCCATTGATAAAAATATTTGATACCCCTTCCGAATATCCTAGCTTCGCAGTTTCTTCCAAGTCTTTCAATTGTACTTGAAGACTTTCTACAAAATCTACCAAGTTTACCGCATTCTTACACGTCTCATTCAAGTATATATGTAAATTAAAATGATTATTATTATTGTTAGTTGTATTGTTATTCGTCGTATTGTTCGGCTGAATTGTTTTGACGACATCTAATATCATATTTTTGAACTCTGAATTCTCCTTTATCAGCATTTTGATTATTTCTTTGTCCGAGAGATCTTTGTCTTCATTTTTATCTTTTGGTTCTTTTTCTTGACATTTTTTTTTGTGAAAAGATAAACTTTGGCGATGTTTATACATTTTCCCACATTCACATAAAAAATTTGTCGGCGTTTTTTCGGTGAGACCCGTGTCAGTATTTGTCAACATTTTGTGTTTACGTGTCACTAAATGTCTATCAAATTCACTTTGTTTACAGCATTTAAAGTCACACTTTATACATTCAAAATTAGCGGCGTTTTTTGGCGTCAAAAATGTCAACATTTGGCAGTATATATATACTGCCGAAAAAAACGCCTAAAGATTTCCGCGATTTTTTCAAAAAAGTATCGTCACAATATTTTTCACATGTAATCCAAATTTTAGACCATTATGCTCACAAATCACTTTTTTAAGGGTATTTTCAAAGCCTCCCTATGGATCCCAAAAATGGACATTTATAAATGTCCAAAATCAAAAACCAAAAATCCAATTTAATACACTAAAGTACACTTTTCCCTCCTTACCATAAGAATATCTATATATTATTTTATATTTGTTACGATAAATGGTAACAAAAAATATGGTATAATCTGTAACAATTGTGAGCATAATTAGCGGCATAATTTGGCACTAAGTTTACGCAAGGGGTCCCCACCGGAAAAAATATTTAAAATATTTTTTTGTAGTTTTATTTTTTAATATGTTTTATTTTTTTAAATATGTTTTAAATATATATTATTTTCTATTTTTTATTATTTCACTTCGAAGAAGTAGGTTTCAAATATACATAGTTTTTTCTATTTTTAAATATTCACATACATCATCATCTGTCCATATTCTATCTAGCGGAACCAATGGTATCCATTTGCAAACATCGCCATTAATGTGCTGTGATATTTTTCTAACTGACAACATATGATTAGCAAATTTGGTCTCTAAATAACTCATCAATGATTTGGCTTCCTCTTCATTTGTAACACGAAATGAAATATAACTACCTGTATGAACTTCGTTTGGTTGTCCAATAAATATTTCACCAAATCCACTGAAAGCTTTGAATGATGCTTCGGGTGTAATAACTTTCCAGAAAGTATTTTTCTCATTAAAGTCATAATTGTCAATATACTTACACCTATCTTTTGATTTTAATGTTGAAACATAACATTTAATTTTTCCATTATCCTTAAACCGCTTATCATTTGTTTCAACACCAAAGAATCTTCCCATATATAATTTATTCACACTTTCCATGCTACTTACAACATCAATAATCTGATGATATTTTGGTTTTATAATGCAGTCGTATTTGGATAGATCGTAGTTATTACCATTAAATGAACATAGCCCATTGAATTTTATATCCTTTAAGATATAATTAACACCACCTTTGATATCAACATTATTTCCAAACCATTTGGTCGCATCATCTTCATGTTGAATTATGACAATGTCTTTTCGTTTCATCATAAAGTCTCTAAACTTGTCTAATCCTTTACCACCCACAAACCAACGACTAGGAACTACGAATAATAGCATTCCACAAGCATTAATGTATTTTTCTATGAATTTATCATAGAGAGGTTTTGTATCTGGTTTGGATGGGTCTGTTGAGTAAGGCGGATTTCCGATGACCGCATCAAATTTGTCGACAGCAAATGTAACCGAAATATTTAATTCAAGAGTATTTCCAGTATAGTGATTAAATTCAAAATCTAATTCATCTAAACCGCAATAGCTTTGTACATGACATTTCATTATTTCTGTAGTAATGAAAACATTTAGCGCTGTTAGATCCGCATAGTAGATGCAGTCAGTCATTATAACACGACATCTTTCTTCACTATCTGGATACATTTGTTCAAGGCCTTTGTAAAATCGGTCAAATATTCCTAAAACAAAATTCCCTTTTCCACAACATGGCTCAAATACTGTTCGAGGCTTTGACCAAAACTCATCAGGAATAACTGCTAACATGTCATCAACTAGTTTTACAGGCGTAGGAACTTCTGCGTTGCCTTTTTTTTCGTGTTCAGTAGGAATAAAATGCTTGGCAATCAACTGTCGCAACTTATGTGCAGGTGCAACTGAATAAATCTCACGAATATTATTAACGATTTCATCATTATTGTCCATTATTTGATTCATTATACTAATAAACATATTTTTATTGTCCTTATTTAATTCAATTTTTTTGTCTTTTAACAGCGAAATAATCAATTTCTGAGTCCTAGGATCAGTGAAAATCTCCTTAAAGTCATGTATCTTGTATGATTTAGAAATAAGAGCTAACAATGGAAATAGGAAGCTCTTGCACATTTCACATGTCTGATTAATGAGCTGCTCGAAGACTTCGTCTTCTTCTTTTGAAAGTTGTTCAGTCTCATCCTCCTCTAAATCATTTAAATCAAGATTTTTTGGCGCATCAATTTGTATCTTTGTCGTTTCACCCTTAGGACAATCTTGTTGTTCACCTTCTAAATCTGAATTTGCTTTTTTACTAGCTAAACTCTTTTGGAAATCCATTTTAATTATATCTCGCAAGTCATCATCGCAAATTATTTGTTCAAGTATAAGAGTATCATCTATTTCCTTCATAATATTATCTGCCTCTTTTTCGTAGTAAGACATAATTTGAGTTGTTGTTAGTTTACCATTGTTGACTTGCTGGGGATCAAATAAGAATATTTTGTGCTCAAACAAATAATACAATATCTCGGCATTAGTCCTTGTTGTTTTTGTGTTTCTGCGGTGTCTATGAATCATATCATTTAAATACAAATATGTACGCTGTATATTTAAATCAACACAAATTCCTACGGTTTTTTTTGGCGCTGGTGTTAATGCTCTGTTAATACGCTGCTTATAATTGTCTAAATTATGACCATCATCCAATGAAATTGTTACATCACAATCATTATACGTTATACCAACACTGCCTTTGTCGCCAAGAAGCAAAATACATCCTCTCTTTTTATCAGCCCTTGTTTTCGTCATAATGGTCTGAATAAACAAATCATATTCTTCTTTAACATTACCAGTATCTTCCAAAGAATTCGCATATTCTACATTGTAATCACTCCACAATTTATTCTCTTCCAAAAATGCCTTTAGGGTTTTTTGCAATAACGCAATCGTATTGTTTCTGGTGTGAGTTGGAAGATACATAATAAATAGCAGCGGATTATCTACAGTAGATTTTCTTGAATTATAACTGGTTTGAGTAGTTTCTACTTGCTTCATAATTGTATCTTTTTTCATCAGGTTTTTAGAAATGATGCCTTCCAATAAACCCTTGAGAATCTCAATACCATCCGCATCTTTACAAATATCAAATTCTTCGGCATAAAAAGCTTCGCCATTGCTATTGATTGATTGTTTTAATGCGAATAATGAGCTATAGCTGAATCCATAATTCGTGCTATTTTTTGCGTTGTATTCATTAATCTCGTCAATTAATGCTTGTGGAATAGAATGTTTCATTAAAATTTGTGCTGGATGTTTTGAGTAATCATGGTCTAATGTATTGTCTTGTAAACAATCCAGAAATACAGGTCCATGTCTTGAAACCATATAGTTAATTATAGTTTCTCTTTCATCAAGAGATAAGTCAGGCTTCAGTAATTCTTTCATATGACCTTCGTCTTCAATTTCCCATTCGTATGTAAACGCATCACTTATTCTGTAATATTTTTTTGTTTTTGTTGCGGTTCCTGACGCAAATATATTTAATTTTATATTTTTACGAATTTCTTCAATATCTCTGTCAGCATCAACTTCTAGAATGCCTTTCTGGGTTTTAACAGTAGATGACCCTTGATGCGCCTCATCAGTGATAATTACATCAAATCCTACATTTTTAAGAAACTCTTTTTTTGTACCTTTTAAATCGGATTTCAAATATTGAACACTGCAAAAGACAATGCCCTTAAAATCTGGGTCAAATACGTTATCCAATTCATCGGTCTGTAAATAATTTATATTTTTGAAATCAATGTAGTCTTCTAAATCTTTGATAAAGCTGTTAATTGTAGCTGGAACCGATGTCATCACTAGTATTTTGTTGTATCCATTTGCTTTTTCCAGTAAATATTTGCACATAAGCAAAATAGTAATGCTTTTTCCGCTTCTCGGTTTATGAGAAATGCACCACATTTTCTTACTATTTTTGGCAATAGAATTTTCAAACTTAACTCTAGTCATACGCTGATGTAATTTTTCTATTAATTGTTTTCTTGGTGATGCTAATAAGTCAGCATTTATATTCTGCTCAATAAAATCATCAACACATAATTTGTTGTCTTTATATCGGTGACAAAATATGTCCAATGCCTTGATTATGTCTTTTGTATCAAACAAAAGATTGTCTTGGCAAACCTTTTCAAAGGCATCCTTGTGGATATCGCGTTTTTTACTGTCAGAAATGTCTTCTTTATCCTTTACAAAAAGACCAATCTTATAACTTGACACGTGTTGTTTCAATGTGCTATCTAAATCAGAAATATCGGTTCCTTTTCGGCTAATTTTTTTTTTATATTTACTAGAGAAGGCAATAACAGTACCCTCATATTCAATTG